TGACGAGTTAGCGATTGATCCAGAAGAGGACAGTGAAGGTTATCCGAGTTTAATTGATTAATAATAGTTATGGAAAAATTTGTTCTATACGGCGGGGATGTGGAGTTGATGTTTGATACGGACAAACATATATACACTATCGGAGATAAGGTTGTTTATGGGGTCACTTCAATTGTTGGTGTATTAAGCAAGCCAGCGCTTGTTAACTGGGCGGCTAAGATGTCGGCTGATAGATTCAAAGAATTAATTCAACCAGGCGCTGTGTATAGTGAGGTTCAATTAGCGGAATTTTACGGCGATATCAAGGGAGCACACTACAAGAGGAGTTCGCAGGCGTTGGATATCGGAACCATAGTTCATGACTGGATAGAGGGTTATATTACATACAAGCTTGGTACTGCGGAACGACCAATCGATTTGATTGATAAGCGAGCTAAGGGGTGTGCGGACGCTTTTCTTGATTGGGAATCTAAGCATAGCGTGAAGTATGTGTATACCGAGAGGAAGATATACTCAAAGAAGCATGAGTACGCAGGCACGTTGGATATACTGGCAATTGTGGACAACGAGCTAACGGTTATTGATATCAAGACAAGCTCAGGGATTTATGAGGAGTATTTCTTGCAGACGGCGGCATACTCACTAGCCATAGAGGAGGAGTTTGGGAAGAAAGTAGGGAATAATATTATTCTAAGGGTTGACAAGACAGGGGCGGGTTTTGAAGCTTGCGAGAACAAGGATATCGAGAATTCTTTCCAAGCGTTTAGCGCATGCAAATTGCTCTATGAGTATAGGATGAATGAAGTTAAAAGGACAAAGGAATTAAATTAATTAATTATATATTATGCAGATCAAGATATTATCTATAGTTGGTTTTGACGCTACCACAAAGAGTGGTGCGCCCGCTAGAAGGTATGTAATAACAGTTGATAACCCGGCTCAATACAATCTAGCTGGATTTAATGGGGAGTGTACGTTCTTTGACACGAACGGAAGCGCAGCTGGTTGGAAGGTCGGTGATGTAATAGACATTTTTGAGATAAAGCCTAATCAGTCGGCTAATGGAAGGATGTACTACAACATATGGAAAACCGCCCCTAGAAATGGTGGCGCTGGCATTGCGAAAGAGATTGAGGATATCAAGGCTAGACTAGAGAGATTAGAGAAAGCGTCTAACGTAACTATTAGCGGGTTTTAATGGATGTTAGTGAAATAGTAGACAAAATCTATGGTATACGCGACGAAATCATTAACGGAACCATCAATCGTGATGACGGCAACATGTTGAGTAGAAAGGCCGTTCTATTAGCGGCGTACAAAATGAGCCTTGGTGATGAGTTAACTAGTGCCAAGATTACGCACGACCAAGCAAAAACCAACACAAAGTTTAAAGAGTCTACACTTACAATGAAGTATAAGAATAGTGGTTTAGGGGTTGGCGAAGCAAAGGAGAGGGCGATTATTGATAATGTGGAATTTATAAAGACTGAAAGTGATGCTTACGAGTCATACGAGCGGTTGAAAAATCTTTATGAGGATACGGATAGACTGATTAGTACACTACAAACCAGAATTAAAGTTTTACTATCAGAACGTGAAATTTCGAGGAGTAACCTACAAACTTAGATTAATTTTGTGAAGGACAAATTTAATGGCGATTAAAAAAAGGGAATATACCGAAAAAGAGGAAGTTGAAAATACCTACATGGAAACAGAATACGCATGTGATGGATGTGGGGTTTCTTTGGGTACAGAGACTTACGACATTGATGGGCGGTGCGTCGAAAAACGTAAGCCGCGCGGGGAGTTGAACATCGAATTACGGGTGCCAGATTCATTTGATGATGACGAATGGGACTTAGGTCTTAAAGATTCAGCGAATCTGATATTCTGCAAGGAGTGTGTTAATAAGTGCAATCTTAAGGAGTTAGTTAAGGAATTTATAAAGAATGGCAAAGATGAAGAAGCCAAAGACTGAGGTAACGTTTAAAATCGACAAGTTGCCGGTAACGGAAAACAGTGCTGTTCGTATGACAGCCCGAGGTGGGTACAAGACAAAATTGTTTAGGCAATGGGAGCGAGCTGTTGTTGAGCAGTTAGAAGACAAGATCATAGCTATCAGTCCTGAATACGGTGTAGAGATAATTTTCTCGTACCCATTGAAATTTAAGAACGGAAACTTGAAGCATAAGGACGCTCACAACATGATTAAGTATGCAATCGATACTATTCTTGCTCATAAATTATTAGACAGTAAAAACAACAGGATAGACGATAGTGTCATATCGGAGGGAAGTTGGGCAAGATTAGACAGTGACAAAGACGGATTGGAAATAACTTTTTATACGATAGGGAGATAATGAACAGAGTAACTAAAGCAGATGTTATAGAGGAATTGGTGCGTATGGGCGTTAGACCACAAACCTTAATAGCTAAGAAGGTAGGGGTATCTAGGGAGTATGTGAGATTAATAATCCACGAGCGCAAATTGCCATATAGGAAAAGGCATAAGTCTATAATCAAAGTACAAGTGGGATTGTCCAGAGAAGAGGAAAGATACTTAAGGAAAGTGAGCAGTGGCGCTGGATTGAGTGATACGATTAAGCAGGTAGTTCGCGCAAAGATGCATAGCGAGGGGAGGGAAAATTTTAATGAAGAGAGATAACTCTCAAGTTAATTAGCCGACAGCTATCCCTCTTCTCGCTTTGCAGATTAAGTCATTATTATTTAGATGATGATTAATATATACACTGCCTGTTATGGCGGATACGACAATGTAATTGAGCCGCCACTAATTCCCGATGTGAGGTATACGTTCTTCACGTCGTCAGCGGACTTTCCAAGATTACAGAAGTACAGTACCCGCTGGGACATGGTCATTGATGATTCACACAAAGGCATGCATTCAAGAATGGTAGCCAAGTGGTACAAGCTGCACTCGCACGAACTATTTCCCGAAGAAACAAGCTGTTGGATAGACGCTAACATGGAGATTAAGTACAATTATCTTGATCTGCTTAAGTACATGGAGCTTGGTTTTGCAGTGCATAAGCATCCGTCTGAGAGAGACTGTTTGTACCAGGAAGCAGGTTTTTGCAAGACAATGGAAAAGTACCGAGAGCTTCCAGTCATGGAGCAAGCGGAAGCATACCGCAAAGAGGGAATGCCAGGGCATTATGGCCTATGGGCGTGCGGCAACCTATTCAGAGAGGACAACGAGCTGGTTAGGAGTATTAACGAGGCGTGGTGGGAGGAATGCGTTAAATGGACTTATCAGGATCAGATTTCCTTTCCTTACGTACTATGGAAAAGCGGCGAATGTATTGACACTATAACAGAGAATCAGTATAGTGGTAGATATTTCCGCATTTTAGCGCACAACCGTAATGATTAATACAATTTGCTACATAGCAGGTATTACGGGCATGGGGAAAACTACACTTGCCCACGAATTAGCCAAGAAATACAAAGGGTGTGTTATTAGCGCCGACAAATTCTACGATTGGTACGCACACCGTTACGGTGGAAACGCGCAAACTTTAACGCAACGGTCTAAGTGGAACCCCATGTTGAGGCAAGAGAAGTACGATTACTACGAGAAATTATTTCGCATGTTGTTAGGCTATAATATATTTTTCGTTGAAGGAGCGTCGGTGGCGTACGAGGAAGAGAGGGACGCTATAGAAAGCGGGTGCGGCAATTGCCAATCCTTCATGCTTCACTTGAACTATGACAACTGGGACACCAGATTCTTCAGTAAGTATGGTCACGCGCTCGGAGATAGTGAAAGAAGAGCTTTAAAGGCGTATAACGAGGAATTAGAGAAGCCTGTGTGGTATAATGAATTCAAGAACGAAACCGACATATTGAGTCCGTTGTTATATCAAAGGGACGGGTTCACCGATAAGAAGTGGGCGGCTATACAGGCCAAGCAATTTATGTTAGGGAACAACGTGTTAGACATAGGATGCAATGCTGGTTGGTTTGGCAAGTACGCACTGAAAGACGGGGCGGATAGTTACACAGGTATTGATAATCAATGGAAAGAAGTGCTCGAAGCCAGTGCGAATGTGAGCGGTGATATATACCTTGACAATGCACGATTGATAGACACATACAAAAGCAAGTGGGATGTAGTTATCTGTGCGTCCATGTTGCATTATATAACAGACAAAGAGAAGTTGATATCGCGCATAGCGAGCGTGACTAACGATGTATTCATCTTGGAGGTTCCAGTCAATTTAGCGCATGGTAAGGTAGAAGAGCATAAGCCTGGCAAGGAGTATAAGATACCCAGCATGTCTTTGGTGATGTCGTGGCTTACAGAGTATTTTAAAAAGGCGGAAGTCGTTGGGGAATCAGTGTCCCCAGACGACTCGCATAGATTAGTTTTTCATGCATTTAAATAATGGAAGAAATCAAGCATACTACGTGGTGGCAACGCCATGTGAAAGAATATTTACAAGATTTCAATAAATGGGTCGGGGGTGTAGACAGCCGATCGCGGGTAGCAGTCCGTAAGTATGTGATTGAGAAAGGGTATCAATCAGTACTGGACGTTGGGTGTGGCACAGGCGTTTCGCACGAGGGATACTATAAGGATGGCTATACTGGAGAATACACCGGTGTGGATAATTGTAAGGAAATGGTTGATATAGGTAAGTCTCAAGGAATTAATTGTGTGCTCGCGGACGGGGATAAATTGCCATTCCCAGACAAATCAATAGATTTTGTGTATTGTAGGCATGTGTTGGAACATCAAGACGAGGGTTATGAGGCTATATTGAAAGAGATGTTAAGGGTGGCGTCAAAGGAAGTAGTGGCTGTGTTTTTTATGGTGCCAAAGGATATTGAAGAAGACCAGTTCGGATACGATGCCAACCTCAACAATGAAGTGCCATTGAACGTGTATTCCATGAAGAAATTGAAGAGGTTTGTAAGTTGCCGAAGACTGAAGAGCGAGTGGGAGTATTTAGGTGGTCCGGCGGGTAGGTATAGCGAGGCTATATTGCATATATACAAGAAATGAAGATTGCCGTGTGTTGCACAATTTACTTTGAGAACGAGCGTCATTTGCAAATGGCTATTGAAAGCTTGACCACGTTTAAGAGCCATAAGCATAGCCTAGACATCTATGCATTTGAGAATTTATGTGCACCTGGGTTGAGAGACAGAGCGCAGAGGTTCTTCAAGGAGTGGTATGTGAACGATAGGAACTGTTTAGCCGCAAGTTGGAACAGGGGTATAAAGTATGGGTTCGACAATAGTTACGATTACGTTATAGTGCCTAACCTAGACGTTATACTCAACGACGACACGATTGATAAGCTAGTTGAGTACGCAGAAAAGCATAAGGACTATGGTATGTTTTCACCGTGGTGTACCAATAAAGATAGGGGGCGTCCGCGCAAGACGTACGATGTGAAGCCAGACTACACCTCGTATGACACGTATGCGTTCTTCATGGTCAATAGAAATTTCCTGACAATGGAGGAGGATATACCAGAGTTTGATATTGTTACTATGCAATCAGGAGACACAAAGCCCATGTTGTTTGACGAGAACCACAAGCCTGCTTACGGAGAGGATGTTGACATGCAAATCAGAATGAACGCAAAAGGATTGAAGCATGTGTGCTACTATAGCAGTAAGTTCATACACTACGATTGCGCAACAATACGGTTGCACTCCAATCCAGGGAAAGCCATGGAAGAACTCACAGAGCGTGCAGGTAGTGGAAGATACTTTGAGTTGAAGTGGGGCGGTCAACCAAGGGAACAGAAGTACGAGAGGCCATGGATGGGATTTAAGGGATACGACGACATGAAAGCACACGAAGCGAGCTATACTATTAGGAAGAAAATACTATCATGATAGACTGGAAAATAGAAAAAAGAAAATTAAGTGAATTAAAAGAACTTCCTAACAACCCCAGGAGGATTAGCAATGATCATTTTGAGCGGCTCAAGAAGAAACTTTCAGAAAGGGGCTTTCACGATGTTATAAAGATTGACACTAACGGGTGTGTATTGTCAGGTAACCAAAGGCTGCGAGCAATGAAAGAGCTATGGGGTGATATTGAAGTTGATGTAAAAGTACCTGACAGGGAACTAACCGAAGAGGAGAGAAAGAAGATCGTACTTGAGAGCAACCAGAACGAGGGGGAGTTTGATATTGATATACTAGCCAATGAGTTTGAAGATATACTGGAAGAGGTTGGGCTTGATGATTTGTTGCCTGAGGTTATAGATGAAGTCGAGGAGGATGATTATCAGGAACCTGCGAAGTTGTCTAGCAAGGTTAAGCTAGGGGAGGTGTGGCAATTAGGTAACCATCGTTTAATGTGCGGAGATAGCACGAAGATAGAAGATGTAGAGAAGTTGATGAATGGCGAAAAGGCGGACATGGTGTTTACAGACCCTCCTTATGGTGTAAATTATGCTTCAAAGAATGAGTTTCTTAACAGACAAGATAAAGGCAACTGTATCCAAGTGGATATAGAGAACGATACGATGACCGTAGGCGAGACTGCGGATTTTATATATAAGTGTTTTGTAAATTTGAGACTATCGCTAGCCGATAAGTCTTCTTATTATATTACTGCACCACAAGGAGGCGACCTATTAATGGTGATGATGATGATGATGCAAAAAGCAGATATACCATTGAGGCATATGTTAGTATGGGTTAAAAATAATCATGTATTAGGCAGGACAGATTACAACTACAAGCATGAACCTATACTCTATGGTTGGATAAATACGCATAACTTCTATGGAAAAGGTGAATGGAAGTTTTCTACATGGGAAATAGACAAGCCACTCAAGAATGATTTGCACCCCACAATGAAGCCAATAGCACTAATGATAAATGCGATAAGAAACTCCACCTTAAAAGATAATATGGTATTAGACCTCTTCGGTGGCTCAGGTTCTACCCTAATAGCCTGTGAGCAAACTAATAGAAGGTGCTATATGATGGAATTAGATGAGCATTATTGCGATGTGATTATAGACAGATGGGAGAAACTAGCTAATAAAGAAGCAGTTAAAATATCAAGTTAGAGACAGTGGAAAACACGAAGAAAAACACAGGAGGAGCGTCTGGAAAGGGCTTTGATGTACTAGGTCAACCGTCACCAGAAGCCAAAAAGAAAGGATGGGAACGTAGAAGAGCAGCTCAAGAGATTATGAATATAATGGATGATTATAGAAAGATGCCATACGGTGAGTTGAAGAAGCTTATTGAGGATGTTAAAGCTGATCCTGATAGTCATACGGTACAAGAGGTGAAGCTTGCTGGTTACATGTCGAGTCCTAAGTTTACTATAGACTGGCTAGATAGACATGTAAGCAAGGCGCCTCTGGAGACCAGTCTAGATGTAACAAGTGGTGGTGAAAAGATAACGGCCGGAATATTTGTAAAGAGCCCTACTGGTGAAGACTTACCAACCTCATAAATACCAAGTACAATTCCACAAGAGCAGTGCACGATTCAGGTGTGTCTTTGCAGGCCGTAGAGGAGGTAAGACACTAGCGGGAACCATAGAAGCATTGTGGCAAGCAGACCAGAGACCTTGTAAAGGCTGGATAGTAGCTCCGACATATCCGATGTTATCTGATATCAACATCCCCACAATATTCGAGTGGTTACCTCGGTCTAGTATCAGGGATTGGAACAAACAACATAAGCAATTGATACTTACCAATGGATCGGAGATATCTTTCAGGTCTGCAGAAGACCCGGACAAACTGAGAGGTATTGGATTGGATTGGCTTTGGATAGACGAAGCTTCTTTTGTTAAATCAGGGTTATGGGAAATTATTTACCCTGCGCTTACAGACAAGAATGGCATAGCCTGGATAACCACAACCCCGAAAGGCTATGACTGGGTACATAACACGTTTTACATTCCTGCAAGTAAAGGCGATCCAGACTTTGAGATTTGGAAGTACTCTACACTAGATAATCCGAACATTGACAAACTTATGGTAGCCAAGGCACGGGAGAACCTGTCGCCGACTATGTTTAGACAGGAGTATGAGGCAAGCTTTGAGAAGTTTGAAGGATTGGTGTATCCAGAGTTCAGTAAGGACAATATAGTAGAGAATACCAAGGTCGATCGTGACGACTTGTTCTTTGTAGGTATAGACGCGGGATTTACTAATCCAACAGCGGTGGTGTTCATGGCGGAAGATCATTTGCACAATATAAGGGTGATAGACGAGATATACGAGACTCAGATGTCTATCCCGCAAGTATGCAAGCTTATAAAGGAGCATAGGGAAGCATTAGGGAAGTTCACCTCGGACGGCAGGGTTCCAAAGATAGAGAACTACATTATTGACCCTAGTACACGGGCTGTGAATCAACAAACCATGATGAGTATAAAAGACCAATACATAGAAAATGGCATTCCTGTTATTGAAGGTATTAACGATGTGCGAGCGGGAATAGATAGAGTTAGGCAGTATCTCACAGGCGATGCGAAGTTGTATGTTGATGGTAGATGTTTGAATGTTATTCGAGAGTTCAGCAATTATGTGTGGGATCCGGCACCGAAGGACGGGTCTAATCTCGACGAAAGGCCAAGAAAGATGTTTGACCATGCCTTGGATGCTATACGGTACGTTATCATGGATAGACCAGACTGGTATACTCATGTGCAGCGTGATAGGTTTGATAAGATAGTGAATCGAGACAACGGTTTGGTAACGCAAGGTAGGGATATATGGTCTGTAATGGACTAATTCGCTCAATTGACGTGAAATTAAATTTATTCTAAGGTGATTAGTATGGAAGCTTTTATGATAATCTTTACAGCAGGACTATTGTGTTTAATGGGTTGGAGAGAGTACTTATCGCATGTTGAGCGCATTGCAATGGCCAAGATTAACAAGGTGAAGGACATCAATGAATTAGCCTTTATGTTTCCAGATAGTGTGCCTCATGTAACAGACGAGAAGCCCACTAACGAGAAACCACTCGAGGCAATAACTTTAGAGGACTTAAGAAATGGCAAAGAATGACGGCAAGACTGCTACAAAGCAGCACGATGATTCCTATTATGTACGTATTGTAGACGACTATCTGAAAGAGGTGAAAGACTTCCGAGCTGTGAATATTGACAAGCAGTGGATGATTAATCAAGCGTACTATCGTGGAGTTCAGGACGTGAAGTTCAATACTACCAGTAAGACGTTAGCATGGGGCGATAACGATCCTTTGAAGTACAGTATTAACATGGTCTACACGACTATTCGTGCAGTCAAGACAGCTGTTACGAAGTATCAGCCGCAATGGGATGTGGACTCTATACCGTACGGCGAACTATCGGCCGCTAAATCCTCGATACTATCCGGTTACTTATCAGCATTGTTTGAGAAGCTTGCAATGCGAAGGAAGATTAAAGAGTGGGTACACAACGGGTTGCTGTGTGATTACGGAGTTATTCAGTATGGATACGATCCTACGGCTGATAACGGCGAAGGAGAGTCATGGGTTGAGGTACTTGATCCGTTTGACACGTATGTTGATCCTATGGCAACTAGTCTTGATGATGCGAAGTATGTGATTAAAGCTATACGCAGAAGACTAGACGATGTAAGAGACAACGAGAATTACAGTGAGAATCGTAGTAAAGTCGGAGAGGATAACAAGTTCGCGGAAAGCGAGTTTAAGACACTTTTGCATAACAAGATTTACAAGTCGTCTGAGTCTGGAACTGACGAGGGCACGGTGATTGTTTACGAAGCGTGGATACGAGACAAAGACGGAGTAAAAGTCATTACTACGGCGGACGGGGAGCTTTTAAGGAATGAAACGACTGACTTTGAACACTTGCCGTTCATACTCTACCATGGGACAAAGAATCCAGGAGAGATTTACGGTGAAAGTTGGGTCAAGAACGTCATACCTTTGAACCGTGCGCTTAATAGTTTAGAGCGATCTGTGCTCGAGTTTAACTGGATATTCTCAAAGGGTCGATACCTAACGGACAGTGACGGACAATTGAACGTGATTACTAATGAGAATGGTGCAATCATTAAACACCCGAGAGGAACTACATTAACTCAAATGGATATCAAGCCTATGAGCTCGACTCCGTTCAATCAGATAGATAACATCATGCGTTACATACAGGACGTGTCAGGCGTTCAGGATGCGTTTTTAGGAAGAGTACCAACAAGTGTGAGTTCTGGTGTGGCTATTGAGCAATTAGTCGCCAATTCATACACAAACATTCTTGATATCATAGATAATCTTGAAGAGTCGTTGTCAACACTAGGGAAGCGACTGTTAGAGTTAGGGTATAAGTACAACACAGTAGCCAAGCCATACAAGATATTCGACGGAGATAAGGATCGAGTCATAAGGGTTGTCGGCGCTAACATGGCTGTTCAGTACGATGTGGAGGACGAGGATGTGATAGAACTCCCACAGGAAGCCAATGTAAAGGTAAGAATCATATCAGGAGCTGCTTACACAAAGAACGCCAAGCAGGATTTGACACTTGCTTTGAGAGACAGGGGTTTGATTGATGCTAGAAGCGTGCTCGAGGCATTCGAACTGGATGCTGACAAGATACAGGCTAGATTGCAGGAAGAGGCACAAGGCAAGCCAGTGTCAGAGGGTGGGCAACCTGGTGAAGAAGAGATGCAATTGCCAGACAGAGGCGATACTCAACAGTTGTTAGACTTTGTAGAAAAGAACGGCTTGATATTTAGTGACGACTTCCAGAAGCCGGGCATGCTCGAGGCGTTAGTGCAGGGTCAAGTGGCATATATCATAAAGGATGGAACTATATACCCAGCCGCCCCAGGTGAGGAAGAGGCTCGGGTCATTAATGCCAACACGGCTGCTACGGAAAGCAACTTCGCAGTTTAGGGTGCCGTGATATGTAAATGTTACGGTATTGACAGAATCATATTCCCATGAGAGATTGAGAGTAATTATTTCGTGACTTAACACGTAAAACTATGGAAGACACAAATGTCGCACCCGTTAGTGATAGCGGTGCAGGGGAGACAACCCCTGAAGTAGAATCGACCCCTACAGATCAAACAGACGGAGAAGCTACTCAAACGTCAGAGAAGACGGAAACCACTGAAGGCAGCGATGAAGTCTCTAAAAAGGATTCCGAGTCTCCAATGATTCCAAAGTGGCGCTTTGACGAAGTCAATAGCAAAGCAAAGGAGTTAGCGAGATACAAGGAGATTTTTGAGAATATTCAGAATGATCCTAAAGCTCGGGATGCTTTCATGGCTACTCTACCAAAACATATTGCTGAAGAGAATCCAACGCTCACAAGGGCGCAAGAGACTCTAGACAAAATGGGGTACATTAAACGTGACAACGTTGTATCATTGGTGCAGGAAATTCTTTCGCGTGATCGAGTTATGCGAGAGATAGACCAACAAGCCGAAAAACTTGCAAAAGAGTGGGACGGCAAGGAGGGTAAGCCAAAGTTCGATATGCAAGAGGTTGCTGAATACATGAATCGTACAGGTATACTTGATCCAGAGAGCGCGTTTGAACAGCTTCACAGGGACACTTTAGCAGACTATCGTGTACGCAGGAAGATGGGCACGCCCTACACGGAAAAGCCCGGTACGCCAATACGGCAAAGCTCTAACAATCGAGCAGCGAAACTCGAAGAAGCTAAAAAGACTGGCAATTGGAAGGATTTACTATTAGACGTACTTCCGTACAATCATCAGTAGATTAGCGAGAGCTAAATTGATATTTTAACAACATGGCAAACACAGGAACGTTGACGTACAATCAGAACGGCAATCGTGAAGATTTGAGTGATATAATCACAAACATTACGCCAACAGAAACCCCGATGTTTAGTTCGTTTGCGAAGTCAACAGCAAAGGCTAGCTATCACGAGTGGATGATAGAAGAGCTGGCGTCTGCGACAACCAACGCACAACTTGAGGGTGCAGATTATTCTTTTTCAGCATCAACAGCAAGAACAAGGACTGGTAACTATACTCAGATCTTGAGCAAATCATGGGATATATCAAATACCCAGGAAGCAGTTGATAAGGCTGGTATTACAAGTGAGTACGTTCGCAGATTGGAGAACAGCATGAAGGAGATTGCTCGTGATGCTGAATACGCACTTGTTAACGGTACAGGTAACGCAGGTGCTTCCGGCACAGCACGCTCCTTAAAGGGCGTTCTTGCATGGATCACAACGACCAATGTTACAGGTTCTGCAACCGGTACACAGCAACTTACGGAACTTTTGTACAACGATGCAATGCAACTTATTGCCGAACAGGGCGGAAGTCCTGACAAGGTATTCTGCAATGGCTGGCAGAAGAGAAAAATCTCTGCAATGACAGCAAATGCAACAAGAAACCTTGCGGCTGGCGACAAGAAGCTTGTAAGTTCAGTCGATGTATACGAAGGAGATTTCGGAATGCAGGCTATCAAGTATGATAGATTCATGCCAACCGATAAGATCGCGTTACTCGAGACTAGTAAATGGGCACTTGCTTGGTTACGTCCATTCAAGAGTGAGGAAGTCGCAAAGATTTCAGACTCTAAGAGAGGCGTGATTGTTGGAGAGTTTACTCTGACAAGCTACAACCAGAAAGCGTCTGGAAAGGTTACTGAATTGACTACATCTTAATAGTTAATTTGTAAGTGGGGTGCGGTGCAATGTACAAGTGTTGTGCCGCACTTTTCATATATGGATTATGAAGAAATACACAGTGACGCAGTAGATTTAATTACGTCAAGCATAAGCAAGCGTAAATTAGCAGCTCTTCACAGGGCATATAACGACGAGGATTTGCTTCGACATGCAAACGAGGTTAGGAAGGAATTTACGACCACCAAGGGATTCTCAAAAGATAGGAACATGCGGTGGGTTGGCACTGTCCCGACTGAAGTTTATGATAAGGCTTGTGAATTATACGGTGAGCAGGTCTTATTGCGTGACAAGAAGCTACTCAAGAAGTTGTTTGCCCCGTGGATACTTGTTAATAAGGAAGGATTATGACCCAAATTATAAACCCCTATGACGGTAAAGACATAGAACCGTCTTTCAAGAGTGATAAGTTTAAGATACTGGCTCTACCCACCGACGAGGGCGGTTGCGGATGGTACCGAGTGAGACAGAACATACTAGAGATAAAGAGACAGGATTTAGCAGACGTGCGCATAATGGAATCCACGGCCGACGAGAAGGTCATGGTCGACCTTGTGCAAGGCGCGGATATAGTACTTGCTAGACACAACTCCTCGAAGATGTTGAGGGCTATACTGTCTGCAAACCCCACAAAGAGCGTTATTTTCGACGAAGACGACAATGTAAGCAAGATTTTGCCAAGTAATGAAGGGTATTTACATCTTGGAACCAAGGATGTTGTGGCGCCCACCAGCAAGGGCGAAGTGCCACTGTGGGTAACTGGTATAACTCCTGGATTCAATAAGTACGCTAACCTGTGGCACTTGAAAGAGATTGAGTACTGCTTGCAGGCTTGCGACGCTATTACGACCACAACGCCGTACATTGCGGAATACTTCAGAAGGTTCAATAGTGATGTGTTTGTGGTGCCTAATTATATTGATTTCAGGCTGTATCCCAACGTCGAAGTGCATGATTTGGATAAGAAACTGGAGTTGAGAATAGGTTGGAGTGGTGGCGTGAGCCATATGAGCGACATTCAGGGGTCGGTGAACGCAGTCAAGAAGTACATGGACAAGCATGATAACACTGTTTATTACACAGTAGGGTCCAACTACCCCGCATTGTTTAAGGGATACGAGGATAGAGTAAGATTTATTGAGTGGGTATCCTTTGAAGCCCATCCTTATAGAATGAAGACGTTAGATTTAGACATTGCGGTCATACCGTTAGAAGACCAGGAGTTTAACGATTACAAGAGCGAAGTGAAGTTCTCTGAGTTTGCGGCTTTGGGAGTGCCCATGATTGTGCGAAATAGGCTTCCATACAGTCTATACGCTCAAGACGGCGTGAATTGCTATACGTTTTCAGATGAAGACGAACTGTTGAACAAGTTGGAAATACTCGCTTTGGACAATCGCAAGCGCAAGAAGATCATTAGGAATGCCTATGAGTGGGTACGCGACACAAGAGACGTCGCGAAAGGCGCTAAGGATATAGTTGAGTTGTACAAGGGGATTTCAGATGGATCAAAGCTTGTTGGATAGATACAAAATACAAGTGTTTAGGATCAAAAAGGCCAACGACACTAACGGAGTGCCGCTAGAAAACGCCTCAAAGCCTCTAAGTGAAACAATGGCGGCTATTAACTTGCCCAGCGACGAGTCGGACATACCATTTGCTATGCTTGGGGATACTTTAGGGTACGACAAAGAAGACAAATTGACTGGTGAAGAGAAGGGTAAGCTTAATGAAATATACAGGTATGCGGCTAAGTACGGAGACCCTCAATTTATAGTGCAACGCATACTCAATAAAATGGGCGATGCGCCGCTCGGAGTTAGCTTGTTGAATCAGTTATATAAGTATGTTACGCTGAAAGTGCAAATTAAGGATATGATGAACAAGTATGAAGCTGCAAGTGGTGATAACAACGAATACTAACGACATTTTACTCGCATTGCCCCAAGAAATGCTCGAAGAAGCCATAGCTACTGAATGCAATATCCCTATAACCAGAGTTCGCGCCTCTATAAACGCGCTTATTAAGCTTTTACAGCGGAAGACAACAGCGTTATGAGCGATCCTATACTATACGTCAATAAAACAATCCGAGACGAGCATGATTACGACGAGCCACGCGCTAAAAGGGTGCTTGTGTACGGATGGGATGTTAATAATCTGCAAAAGGTTAGATTAGCGGCTAATTCAGACGGCTCGCTCATTATGGATTCCAAGGAAACGACTAACTTTGAAGGAGCTCCGGTTACTGTGGGTACTTCGGCGATCGCTATTACTTTCGCAGGGACAACACAGGCGATTCATATCAGCAGTGACGATAATAACTCTGGGTATATTTACATAGGTAAGAGCAACGTGACCAGCGCGGGTGCTAATGCTATGGAAAAATTAGAACCGGGCGCCAGTATAAGCATAGACTTTAACGATACTACCAATGCTATTTACGTGGTTAGCAATGCGGCCAACCAACTCATTTATAAACTTGCGCTACTGTGAAGATAAGGAAAGAGCACTCGCCTACATTTAAGAATTTCATTCGGTACAATACTCTATACACGCCGACTGGGAGCGAAGCAATAGGGACTAGATACTGGAATGCGGTCAAGGGAACAACTTCTTTAGTAACGGCAAGTGGGTCAATCCTAGATGATGGGCAAGAGGTTAGATACTACGGTAAAGCCAGCGGGAATATTCTTAATGGGCAACTGGTTCAATTTGCAGGTAACCAAGGCGATCACGTGCTTTTTAAAGTGGTTGTACCAGCCGAGGTTATAGCAAACCCGAAATTACTAATGGGCGTTGCAACCCATGATATTGCTAACGGAGAGTTTGGGAATGTATGCGAATTTGGTTATGTAAATGACATACCGACTTATGCTTGGAGCCAAAACGATTTATTATATTTCGACAATGTTACTGGACAATTGACTAATGTTGCGCCTGTAGCACCAGAGCGTCTTGTATTAGTCGCGGAAGTAGTGAAGGAAGAGACTGGCAGCTCCTCGAATGGGATTCTTCTTGTGAGGTTAACTTGGGGATTTAGAATGTCTGAACTCGAAGACGTTGATGGTTATGCTCATAATACTAATGGCCAAGTACTAGTTTTTAATAACAATGATGGAACTTGGAATGCTGAACATATACTACCAGATTCAAGTCATTATACGGGGTGGGATGACAGTAGAGACAGTATAGCGATATCATTTAACAATGCAGACCGCACCTTAACATTGACGGGTTCTATATCGGTGTATATTGATGGGGTCAAATATACCAAGACTAACGATAGCAAGCAGATCGCAGATACAACCGGAATGCATTATTTATATTACACTGTGGTGGCCGGGGTACTAACACTTACTGACAGCGTAGGGACTTTCCCGGGATTTGATACCTGTTTAGCGGCGTTTGTTTACTGGAACACGACAATTGATAAGGGAATCGCGCAAGCAGAATACCATTGGTTTGGACGCGACCAGTGGACGCACGAATATCTGCACGAGACTATTGGCTCTAGATATGCTTCAGGATTAGGAGGAACGTTTGCTACAGCTAGTCTATCTATTGGCGAAGGTGAGTTTTATGATGAAGATATTGAGCATGCCATTACTACGCAGACAGACTGTGATATCTTATACAAGAATGGTTCGGCTAATTGGGAATGGGATGAAAGCCAGACACTCGTTGCCAAAGTGGTATCTAGTAAACTGCAATGGAATAATTCCAACACTTTAACCGCGGCTAATACCGGCGAATACATTGCATACTGGGTATACGCGACAGCCTCCATCACTAATCCTATTCAAGTGATAATTGGTCAAAGAATTGATACCAATATTGCTAATGCTAGAGCTAACAACGTACCTAGTTCTTTAACTCTTGGTACTCTACCAGTAGTTGAAAGTAAGTTACTTTTTAGGGTCATTTATCGGCAAACTGGGACTAGTACCTATGAATACGTAGAAACAGCCGATTATAGAACTGTAAGTAACAGTCCAACTACAAGCTATACGGCAACCGATCATAGTTCATTATCTAATCTAGCCTGGCTAACTTCTGGACATAATGGGACAGTGAGCACGCTAGCGGGCTTTGACAGTGTTGGAAGCGCAACTAACTACACAGAGGCCAGCTACATGCTTGTCGACGGTTCTAGGGCTATCACAGGCGACTTAACCGTGCAAGGTGATTTGATTGTTAATGGAGATCAGATAATCGAGAATGTTGAAGAGTTACTTGTCGAAGATAATCTAATTGTCGTTAATAATGGAGAGGTTGGTGCGGGGGTAACCGCTGGCTATGCTGGTATATCAGTCGATAGGGGTTCAAGCAATGATTACTCATTCTTCTTCAGGGAATCGGACGATCTGTTCAGAGTCGGAGAGACTATCTACGAGAGGAACACGGCTCAAGCAGGTGGCGGAAGCACAACTATTAAACTTGCAGCTACTACCGATCACGCGTCTGCTAATTTTTACGATGGAAAAAAGATCATACTTGTGGCTGGCACGAGTGCAGGTGATGTAAGAACAGTCGCAGTTGGAGGTTGGAATAATACAACTAAGATTTTGACCGTAACAAGCGCGTTTACTGCAACCCCGGACGCTACCACCGAGTACGAGATATTGGTAACTGACAATACGCAAGCGGTGGCTACTAGACAGGACACTCCGTTGAGTGCAGGAATTGCCTATTGGAATGATACTGATAAGAGATTTGATACGAGTAGTAATGCTACATTGACCAGTGCAGGAGCAATTACTCTCGCAAGTACTATGCAGGCGACAACAGTAAAGTTAACAGATTTAACAGACGGTTATGTACCTTATCATGTAAGTGATGCAAGTGGACTTGCCAATAGTGTTATTTATCAGTCTAGTTCACTAATTGGAATAGGCACAACAGCACAAACAGAACTACTGCAGGTCGGGGGATGTATCGCTACAAGTCAACTCGGGAGTACGGCGAGAATAGGTAGATTCTTTTTAGACAACGTTGGTAATTTCAGTAATTTAGGTACTATTATTTCCCACAACCTGCAAATCGATAAAGAGCTAGATTACACATCGACACAGGGCTCATTCATGGCATTCGCGAGTAATGGGGATATTTCCTTGGGTTCAAGTGATACTGGAGCCGGAGCGAGAACACTTACCACACACATGACGCTTGATGTATCAAGCGGATATTTAGGTATTAATATTGCTTCACCAGAGTCATTACTAGACATTCGTGGTACTGGGATAGCAGCCGCAACAGCACCTATACTCACATTATCCACTCCTAACGACCAGGCTATTACAACTGGCTCCGAACTGGGACAAATCCAGTGGAGTTACGACGATAATAGTTCTGGGCGAATTAGACAAGTAGGGGCAAGGATTCATGCATACGCAACAGAAGCTCACGATGGAAGTAATGCTGGTACGGCAATTGGCTTGGGAGTAATTGGCGGGGCTAGTGATACAGTATCGGACGGTATGGTACTGTATTCTACTGCATCGGGAAGTCAAAACTTGGGCGCTGGAATTGTTATACCTACTGCAAGAATACATTCTTACTCATCTGGTATATTAGCGACACAGGCTACAGGTTCGTTGCGGTCAGAATACCACTGGAATCCTGAAGCGGAACCTGCAACGGTATATCCTACAATCCATACTATTATCGGCTATTATGGTTCGGCATATTCGCCAAGCGGTGGTTACATGATTGGCCAATACAATTATTTTTATAACGAAGCGAATGCAAGCAATGGAACGATTCCTTATGTGGCTTATGATATTGGATACGATAATCAAACAGCAGCTGGAACTGTAACATCGCTGCGATACCTTACACTTCGAAACCCAGTAAACGCAACGGGGGGAACAATTACTCAATATGAAGGTTTATATGTAGTCGATGTCACCAGTGCTAATATCACCACTGCAAGAGCGCTCGATCTGGCAATTAACCTCGCGAGCGGAAAGACTCGATATAACGTGTACGCGCCTGGAACTGCTTATAATTACTTCAATGGTAACGTTGGAATTGGAATTGCTGTTCCCTCAACAGCGCGGTTTCAGATTGAAGGCACGGGAGGCACTGCAGGAACAGAGTTACTTAGAACTTATACAGATACTACCGGAACTTTTTCAGCTGTTCAGGTTGGTAAAGCAAGAGGGAACCAGGCATCTCCAACAGCTGCGCAATCCGGCGATACTTTGGGTAGATTTTCGGCTACCGGTTATGGAGCAACAGCATGGGGATCGAGTGCTGCTATGATAGATATGATTGCATCTGAAAACTGGACCGATGCTGCACATGGCACTTATGTAACAGTTTCGACCACGACTATTGGAGGTTTAACTACAACGGAAAAAATCAGATTCACTGATGCTGGTACTATATTCAATGAAGGCGGTGTTTCTACTTTGAATTTTAGGGTCGAAGGGGATACTAATTCATACTTATTTTTTGTTGATGCAGGACTAGATATGGTATCCATTGGAACGTCAGCAGTAGCGTCTAGGTTTCACGTTTATGAAAATACAAGCACCACCACTAGTGCCGCTGGATTAAGGATTGAACAGGATGGAGCTGGTGATGCAAGATTGGGATTTGCTCTTACTGGTGGGGCTGAATATTCTTTTGGGATTGATGCTTCTCAGTCTAGCCAATTAGTTTTGTCGGCTAGTTCGGCCCTTGGGACTACAGACGTGGTTAAGATTAGTTCGACAGGAGCTTTATATCTATACTCTTCTTCAGACATAACCTGTAATGCTAAAGTGAAGTTCAATGCCTATACAGAATTTGATGATGAATCTGCACATCCAGCCGATGACCCCTATGGCACGGTTCAGTGGTACGTGAAAGGCGGATTGCTAATTGCTAGATTTGACGATGGCGGCACAATCCGTTACAAGTATCTCAATATGGCCGGAACGGGGACAACATGGACACATACAACAAGTGCGCCTTAATTCAGAACTTCAACTTATGACAAAGAAAGTTAAACAAAAACGAAAGTATAAGTGTAAAGATTGCAGTAAGTGCCCATACAAGGGGAACCTGTGGGGCGTGTATTGCTTTTGGTGTAGGAATTTACAGAAGGATAAATAGCAGCTATTATTGATTAATTAAATTAATTATATTATCTATGAAGAATATCAAATTAGAAGAAGGCGAGATTAAGGAGTTGTCTTATCTCAACATAATGAGGGCTTGTATTAATGAGCCTGCTAGGGACGGGCTAAGTGTTGATGAAATGAGGAAGCGCATCAGAGTATTAGACAAGCTTACTGATGGGATTGTAGAGCTAGAACTAGAAGACGACGACTTTAATACTTTAAAAGATATAGTGAACAAGAAGAGATGGCCAATGCCTCACAAGAATATTATAGAGTTTGTTGATTATATTAATTCAATCAAGTAACACTATGCCTTGCGGTAAAGGGAAGGGTAAAAAAAAGAAATAAATTGAGTCACAACATATATGTCGAACTATAAGACGTATGATCCAACACGGGTCAAAAAGGTTCGCGCTACGATACGGCCTAAAATACTAACACCAAATGTAATCAAACCTGCGATGAACGCAATGCCGTCTTTGGGAATGCCGCAGAGTTTAAAGCCAGTAATTAGAGCAACACCGGTTAGCACTGGTTCATATCCTATGGGTTTGCGAGAAAGGCTTGCTAAGAAGCCTAGATTGTCATCATTGCTACAGATTTAAATTTGTGGGTACAATTAAGTATGGAATTTAGTGATATGCAGGCGACAGTCGCCGAACAATTGAACATGACAATTACAGATGATACCGGGACTATTACTCTGACATCGATTAAGCGCAACCTCAACAGGGCATACCGCAAGATAGTCAATAGGATAGTATCTCTGAATCAGAACTACTACGAAACAGATGCGGGGGCTAATCTGGTCGCTAACCAGTCCACATACACACTCCCTGATAACTTTGTAAAGATGAACAAGCTTATGCTTGGCTACTCATCTCCGGATATACTGTATCGTGCATGCGAAATAAATAGAAGCAGTATAGATACGTCGAGCTTATCGTTCTCGACCGCAGCCCCGGCGTTTACATTTTTAGACGGTGGTTTTCAGATATTTCCCACGCCCAGTACAGATATTATTATGGGGATTCGCATGTGGTACGTTAAAGATATCGACGACATGTCTGCCGATGACGACGAACCTGAATTGCCAAAGAATTATCTCGACGTTCCAATAGAATACGCCACAGCAAAGGCAAAATTGCAGTTAGGACTAGTAGATGAAGCCAGCGTGCTCTTGCAGGAATTTAACAGTGAAGTGCAAAGCATGACTTATGAACAGGTAACGAGATCGACCGATAGCCCTCAATTTGTTTTAGTAAGGGATAAGTATGGCGACGACTTGGACTGAGAACCCGATCACAGATACAACCTATTATGATCTGCTTGAACTAGTAGAATACTTCTTGGTTAGTGAGCCGGATGTGTATATAGTATGGCAGGACGCGATTGATTCGTGCATTATTTATCAGAGCAACACGGGATTTGATCAGACCATATGGACTGAGATACCCTTAGAAAGCACATAACATGAGAACCCAAAGAACTACAAGACTTACAGTGCCATTTGAGACCTTCGACGGTGGTATACAGGAATATACCTCTTTACTTGTCAATTCACAGAACGAAACCCCTTACGCGGTTAATGTTTACCCCTCTAAACCGGGTGTGTTGAGTAAATGTCTTGGTATGGCGGAATTAGGTAGCGTGGCTACTGCGGATAAGGTGAAAGGATTGGCTATCTATGAGAAAGAGGACGGGACAAGAGAGGTAGTAAAGGCCGTTACAACAACACTTAGTAGGTACTCGGGTGGCTCATGGTCAAGTTTGTACACATCGTTTACCAACAACTCGACGGATAAAATGGAAGCCGTGAATGCGTATATTGACGATCAGCAGAGACTCTACATGGTTACGGGTCACAATGACAATCTAGCGTACTACAACGGATCGACTGTATCGGCCGTGACAGACGTCAAAGCCAAACATATAGCGTACTTTCTGAACAGAATATACATAGCAAACTGTAAATTAGGAGCAACAAGCTATCCTATACGTGTGCAGTGGGCACCTGAAGGCGCTGACACGTTTGATATTGTAAATGACTACTTTGATGATCTAGGAGAGCCCGTAACAGCGCTGAAGGTATATTCAAACAACCTGTTTGTGTTTGGAGAGAACTCTTTGGCTGCGTTCGATGGTTACGCCTTGCGATTTATACCCGGAAGACTAGGGACTACGAGCGCGAGAAGTGTTCAAGTGGTAAATGGGAAATTAGTCTGGTACAACCGGTTAGGAGTTTATGTGTTTAATGGCATAGCGCAACCACCAATACTGATTAGCAAGAAGATACAGGGTTGGATAGATGCCATAGCTGATTCATCCGCGGTAGCATCGGGTATTGACACGTATGGAAGGTATTTCCTATACGTTGGAGACGTAACGTACGGCGGGACACTTCATAGCGACGTTGTGTTGGTATACGACGAAGGAATGAACTCATGGATAGTCGAGACCGGAAAGAACTGTGGTTGTTATGCTACGAGTGCTAGTGGCGGAGCTTTCACTATGTATGGTGGGAGTGTGGACAATGCGAAGGTATACACGATACACAGCGGGTATTCTAACGCAGGCAATGCTATTGCGAGTGAGTGGAGAACGCCCTGGATTGTTGTGGATAGCCCGGAAGACATTAAGAATGCATACAACTTGTATTTATGCATAAAAGGCATGAATACTGCTGAATACTTGACGGTGCAATACCGTACCAACGGGAGCGCTACTTGGAGCAATATTGAGGGAACTACTAGCAATGTTTCATTATCAGGCACCAGCTTATTGAATACAGAGGAGTTATTGCTTCATAATTTGGCGTTCAAGAGTGTACAATTCCGCATTACGCATAGTTCGAGTGCAGCGGGGTTTGAAATGTATAAACTACAGATCGAAATGGATAAGTATGCGAACTAAGTTTATAGTTATAATGCTAATAATGGTTGTTTCATTGTACGATAATCTAAACGAATATTTGAATCGTAGCCTTACAACAGAGCCTATGGATTCATCAGCTACGTACGGAAGCACCATTAACAACGCGGAAGCTGGCGGACTGGCTGGCAATCTTAAGGTAGGCGCGGGTGGGCAAATACTTACAGCTGGCGACGATTGGAACTACATATCTTCTGCAAAGGTTGATTACTATTCCGCACATACTCTACTGGTTACTAATTTAGACGCCACCACTGTTTTACAGAAAGGCGACAAGGTTAAGATAGAGCAGGCATCTGCTACCAAGTACTTCACCGTGCAAAGCGTGACAGCAGATTATGTAGTGCTTAATGCGACTCCAACATATTCGTTAACGCCTGACGACATCAACTTATTTGGATATTCGAGAGTGGTAAATCCTACGGGATGGACAGATGAGGAGGTGGCATGGAAGTATCTAACTCCTACGGCATTCACGTTCAGCAGCGCAACGAGAATCAACATATCGTCTAGCCTGTTGTCATACACAACTTTTAATGTTGGTGACAAACTGGTGTTGCAGCAAGGTGGCGCAACAAAATACTTTTACGTGTATAACACAGGCTCGTCATACATAGACATTACAGCTGGTACAACCTATACGTACACAAGTGAAACAATTACATATATTGGATATTCACGACTTAGCCCCGCGCCCGGGCATCCGATAAAGTTCTCGTACACCCCAACGCTTGGCGCGACTTCGGGGTCTATTACGGGACAAGGTACGGTTACTGCGACATTTTCATTGGTAGGGGACACGTGTATTGTTGACATTTACCGTGCCAACGCCACGACCGGATCGGGAACCACTTCACTTTTCGAATCGATGCCGATTAACAAGACTGGCAGCACTGGATACACTATCGGATTTTTATTCTATATAGGGACGCCGACCTATGCTTCGCGCTGCTATATACCATCGGCTGCCCTGAATCGCATTGTTATTGAGAGTCTAAGTGGTGCAAGCGTAGGCGCCGCTACGGTGACCCACTCACTACATATTGAGTATCGGATCGCGCATAATTAGCGTGTGGACATGAACTTAAATTTGGGTTACGTTATAAGCAATGGCAACAGCACAAGAACTGTCACAACAAATAGCGGATTCAATAGTGTCGCAAATTCCGATAAAGTCGGACTTTACGACAATATTGCCGTGGGAAAACTACTGGGATCAAAACTTGGCAAACGCTTCTATAGCGCAACAAACAGACAAGTACTTCATGCCACAGATTGAAGAAGGCATAGGCGGTATTCGTACCGAGGCGGCGTCAAGAGGGTTGTTCCGCAGTGGTGTAAGAAAGAAGCAGGAAACAAAGTTTCTTGAGGACACAGCGGAAAGAGAGGCTTTAATGAAAGAACAGTTATTCGGGACTCGAGAAGCCGAGCAGATGGGGCGGTATGGATTAGAACAGGAGCGGTATGAAGCAAGCCCGATTAGTTACCAGGCACCAGCAGCAGAAACCTTGTCTAGTTTCTTATACGAAACACCGGCTACTCAGCAAGTACAGCAAAGTCAGTACGGCCTTGGTAGTTCTGAAGATGTTAGTAATAGGTTCGGTGATGCGTATAAGCAGTGGTATACACAGCGTTACGGCGCAAGATAATTTGATTAATTAAAAATATGGCATCCGCGTACGAGAAAGCAATGCAAAAGTATCAAGACCTGATAGGTAATCAGGCGTCATTTTCGTCTACACTTGAAAAGTTGATTGGTGAAAAGACTAATTACAACGCAGACCTGATTAAACAACAGCAAGCACTGCAAGAACAGAATTACTCATTGCCGGCTCAATTGCGAGCTCAGTATGCGAGTTCTCCTATACGTAACCCATTAGAAATGGAGAATTTGATTGCTCAGAGAAGGGCTAATGTAGGTCAACAGCTAGGAACGACTACTGGATTATTGAATGCAAGGGGACAGGGGTTGTCATCTTTGCTGAATCAGGGATTACAGGCGTACCAGGGGAACGTTAGCGCCGCACAAGCAGCTGCGGAATCAGCGCTACAACAGGAACAATTAGCAATGCAACGTGAAGCGCAGAAAGCTTCCGAAAGAGCTTCTAAGCAACAGGCTGCTTTGATGTCACAATACTACAACCAGGGGCAACCAGCGCCTCGTACAGGTATGGACATAGCGAATACAGTCATGGGTGATCTTTCTAACGCAGTAAAGCAGGCTGGTACGGCTGTGAGCTATGGCGATACATTAAAGAGTCAGAAGAAATCGGGGGCGGCTAAAACACTTGCCGGAATGACGGCGGGTAATTTGATGGCGCCGGGCATAGGTATGGCAATTTATCCCGCATCGCAGGCAATAACTAAGGGAATTTTAAGCACGAAATGGGGTCAGAACTTGGGCAATAAGCTTGCAAGTTCTAAAGCAGGACAGTGGCTTACGAGCAAGCTTTATAGATAAGGTATAATTAATAGCAACATGCCAACATTAACAGGACAAGCAGCAATAAAATTCTTACGAGAGCAAGCAGAGAATCCTACGGAGGCTTATCGTATTGAGTCCGGCGGCGATTATCTGGGAGTGCCTACTGGTACTCTCGTCGATCCACAGCAAAGTAAAGGAGGATTGTATGGTTATGCAAGAAACATTACTAACCCATTTAGGACATGGGCGGAAGCAAATCTTATGGGGTTATCGAGTTTTATCGACCCTACAGGTGCGTATACCCCAAGTTTATTGACTGCTACTGAGGCACAGAGACTAGCGAAGAATCCTGAAATGACCATCGCTAAGTCCGGCGCTGGCATTGCATCTTACTTAATACCAGGCGGCGGGGCTGGCAAAACATTTCTTGAGACAGTCGGTAAGGGTGCGTTATCGCAGGCTGCATCCGGTGGCTTGCAGGCATTCGCTCAATCCGAGCAAGGGAGCGAAATAGAAGACACGTTAAAAGGCTTGGCGCTTGGCGGAACCATTGGTGCGGGAACATCTGCAGCTGGGTATGGTCTATCAAAATTGATTGGTAAGCTAAAATCAGGGGCTGCAGGTACGGCAACAAAAAGTGCGGCTGGCATGGAAAAGATAGGAAGGTCTTCCGGAGTATGGGATGACGGTTTGACTACTGCTGAAAACATTAAACGTATACAATCACTCGACGACCTTGGAGTATTGAAGAGGAATCCCCGCAAAACGCTCGACGCGCTTGGAGATTTGAAACCAGAAGCGTTGGCTGCTAAAGGGGACGCTCTGAGCAAGATTCCTACGCAAAGTGAGGATGATTTGATAAGCATGTTGGCTAACACGGAAGATACACTTTTGAAGTCCGGCAAACCAAGTTCACTTAATAGTAGGGCTTGGCAAGACGTTCAGAATTCCATTACCAACACAGCCGGCGATCCACAGGCATTAGACGATCTAGCGATTGCCTGGCAAGACGCGGCCTACAAGGCTGGCAAAGTGGGTAAATCGACCGAACAACAGGTGTTCGCAGCGGGCGCCAAGAGCATTCGTGACAGTCTTAAGGCGCAATCGCCCGAATTACAAGGGGCTTTAGGAGAGTTGAGCGACGTGTTTAGCACATTAGAGAGATCGCCTCTTACAAAGGAAGTGCAAAAGACAGGAAAACAAGGAATAACTTCAGCAGCGGCATTCGGCGTGAAGTTGCCGATTCCCGTTGAGGACATAAGCCGCGGCATACAGTACGGAGTAGGACGTGCGCAACAGAAACTCGCAGGCGGAATGTTACCATCTTTGAACGCTCAACAGATAGCGGGATTATCTCAGGGCATTCAACAAGCCGCACCTCAAATAGGAAAATACGGAACCATAGCGACTACGGCGGCTACCACCCCGCAGGCCATGACATCTGACGAGGCGACAAAGGCGCTACAACAAACATTTGGAATCGGACAAGAGCAACCAGGGCAAGCGACAGGGGCAATGACAGCGCAAGACGTCATGGCTCAATTAAGGGCTCCATCTGAAACTAGGGCTGCTGAAAGACAACAGATGTATACCGAACTTATGATGCAAGGCTATTCACCAGCAGAAGCAAAGACTATAACCGACATGATGGCGCCTGAAATCAAGACGCCAAAATTAGCGGCAGACCAGTATAAGGCTTTGAACGTGATTGACTTTGCTACTAAATTGGAAAATGCGATGGGCGCTGGCACCGATTGGAATATTGTGGGAAGTTTTGGGATTCCAATAGCGGAACAAAGTAAGGCAATAAGAGATACGCGGCGCGCATTAGCAGAATTTGTCGGAAGAATGGAGTCTGGCGGTGCTATAGGTGAGGACGAATTGAAAACATTCAGAAGGTTAGTCCCGACCGTTACTGATACGCCTAAAGATGCGGCAAGAAAGTTACAAGACATGCGTGGCGCTGCTATGAATATTGTGACTGCAGGTGGTGAAATGGGAACTGAAGAAGATTTAATTGAAACATTAGCGTACTAATATGGCACAAAAAAGAATTAGAGATTTAACAAGTTTAACGAGTGCGGCAAGTGACGATCGAATGCCGATTGAAGACACTTCGGAAAGCACGGCGCCTACAAAGTATGCAACAGTAGCGACTGTACTGGCAACCTCTGTTCCAACCGTAGCCGGGAAAACCGTTCCGGCTGGTGATATTGTAGGCACTAGTGACACTCAGACTTTGACTAACAAGACTATTAATGCCGATAATAATACTATTTCAGGGGTCATCACTCCTTCGTCGTCTGACATATTAACTAACAAAACTATTGATGCGGAACAAAACTATTTGAGCAACATTGGAAGTGCTGAAGTCAAAGCTGACATAGTCAGCGGTCTCACAGCAGAAGCGTCGCCTGTCTCGGGTGACTACGTTATGGGGTATGATGCTAGTACTGGTGCACTCAGAAAGTTTGACGTTGGTGATTTACCCACAGCTGGTTCAGGAGAGGCAAACGATGGTCTTAATGTAGGTACGGCTGGCGTTGGCGTATACAAAGGAAAGTCTGGTATCACCTTACAGTTCAAGAAGATCAATGCTGGTTCTAGTAACATTACCGTAACAGATGACACTGGCAATGACGAAGTAGATATCAATATTGGTTCCAATGTACTTACTAATTCGAGCACGCACACATTAACCAACAAGACCATTAACGGAGACAACAATACTATCAGTAATCTTGCACACGGCTCGGAAGTGGATAATCCTGCGAATGGAGTACACGGGGTCACTGGATATGTAGTGGGTACTACCGATACTCAGACCTTGACCAACAAGACTATTAATGCCGCGAATAACACATTAGTCGGAATAATTACAGATACCTCGACAAGTACATTAACCAACAAGACAATCAATGCAGATAACAATACTATAAGCAATCTAGCGCACGGTGCTGAAGTGGATAGCCCATCAACAGGCGTTCATGGAGTTACTGGTAGTGTGGTCGGAACCGGAAGCACTCAGACCTTGACTAATAAAACCATTGATGCCGATAACAATACGATTAGTAACTTGGCTCATGGCGCAGAAGTAGATAGCCCGGCAAGCGGGGTTCATGGCGTCGTAGGGAGTGTGGTGGGCACAAGCGATACTCAAACACTAACTAATAAGACGGTTGACGCGGATGATAACACGGTAACCAATATTGGGAGCTCTGAGATCACGGCGGATATAGTCACTGGATTAACTGAGAAGGCTTCACCGGTATCAGGGGACTTGATATTAGGCTACGACGTAACCGGGACGGCTTTGGTCAAGATTAACGTTGGCAATCTTCCAACTGCAGGAGAAGGAGAGGCGAATGACGGCCAAAACGTAGGTACTGCAGGCGTTGGTATTTACAAGGACAAGAGCGGTGTGACACTGAGATTCAAAAAGGTGAATGCCGGGTCGAGCAATATTACTATTACAGATGATACCGGCAATGACGAGGTAGATATCGACATTGGAACTGGCGTTGCTACTTTAACAGGAACGCAAACATTGACTAACAAGACAATGGCGGCTGGTACTACGAACACATTCAGTGGGTTCCGGCATGGGTATGAGGTTGATGATGCTTCAAGTGGAGTTCATGGCGTGACTGGCAATGTAGTAGGCACGTCTCAGTCTCAATCACTAACTAATAAAACGATCGATGCTGACAGTAACACTATTACCAACATAGGTAGTTCGGAGATATCTACAGAAGCGATAACGGGTCAAACAGAGCTTACAGAGCCTGTTGCTGCGGATTACGCGCTTGTGTACGATGCTAGTGCAACGGCTTTGCGTAAAGTGTCGCTTGGTAACATTGTTGGGACTGGAATGGCAATAAATCCTGCACCAGCAGATCACGTGTACAGTGGCATTGTAGCTACGTACACAGCGGGTGAAACCATGGCGATTGGAGAGGTGGGATATCTTAAGTCAGACGGAAAGATTTGGAAAGCTAAGGGCGATGCGGTAGGAACAAGCGGCGGATGCTTACTGGTCATGGCAACAGCGGCTGTATCAGCTGCGGCAACTGGCACATTCTTGTTGTATGGATACTTCAGAGACGACTCTACGTTTGCAATGACGCCTTGTGTGGCTCAGTATATAAGTGCGGCAACAGCGGGGACAATAACCGAAACGGCACCGTCAACAGCGGGACAAATGGTTAGGATAGTCGGTTACGCTCAAACAGCGGATATTATATGTTTTTGCCCGGATAATACTTGGATTGAAATCTAAAAAATGAAACTCAACGGCATAGAGACATTTACGAAAGTAATGAATATTTCCAGTTGGTCTAAGATCAATGGGGTAACGTGGGCTGGCGGCTTCAATTGGGCTGATATTTACACATACACCACAAACGCTACGGCTACGACAATCACGAATTGGATTGGCGCGGCTATTTCGACGTCTCCGAATGTACCGGCTACTATAGACGGCCAACCCGTGGTTGTTACGGCTTCCTCGACGTTTAATGGCAAGACAGCACTGACTAATTGTTATATAGACGGTACGGTGACGTTTGTTGATAATAGCATGACAAATGCGTTTAGGAATTGTTCGAACCTTATAGGGGTCAACGCCATACCCAACTCGGTAACCGACATGGTTAATGCCTTTTCGAATTGTTCAAAACTTGTCAATGCGCCTACTATTGGTACTAATGTAACAAATATGAGATATACGTTTTCTAACTGCTCGAATCTTGTGAATGCGCCAGTGATACCTAACTCCGTGACTAGCATGGGGTACACCTTTAATTATTGCATTAACCTTGTTAATGCACCAGTTATACCCGCGAATGTGACGGATATGGGTGGTACCTTTCGCCACTGCAATGAGATAGCAGATGCCCCTGAAATACCTAATAAAGTGACAGATATGCAATTAGCATTCGATTTCTGTTCGAACCTGATTAATGCCCCAACGATTCCCAATAGTGTTATCAATATGTACAGTACATTTATATATTGTAACAGACTCGTGAATGCGCCCGTGATAGGCGCAAACGTAGTAAATATGCAGCAAACATTTTATAGCTGCGCAAGGCTTGTGAATGCGCCCGTAATACCCGCGAACGTGACGGTCATAAACCAGACATTTTTTAACTGCTCGAATCTTGTGAATGCGCCAGTGATAGGCGCAAACGTGGTGAAGATGGGGGGGACTTTTGATAAGTGTACGAATTTGACTGGCAACATCACACTGGTTAACACGTCAGTGACACAGGCTAACATGGCAAACTGCTTTAACAACACAAGCGCCGCAAAGACTGTACGCTGTCCGACCGGATCGACGACTTACACATCCGCAATGGCTGTTTGGGATGGTAAAAACGGGGTAACTGTAGTAGCATACTAAACATGAAAAAAGAAATCGACGTTATAATTCCTGCTTACAAAGCGCACAAGACTATAGCCCGCACGCTGGCTTCGATTGCTGCGCAAACAATAGCCAGCAAGGTTGTAGTGACTATTGTTAATGATGCTGACGAGAAAGGATACGAGCAGTATAAGGGACTGTTCGGCAATCTTGAGATCAATGTAGTCGACCTTAAGACTAATGGCGGCCCGGGGGTGGCACGACAAGTCGGTATGAATGCTACTAAGTGCCCGTTCGTTACGTTTATCGATGCAGATGATACCTTTGCAGGGGCTTTCGCATTGGAGATACTGCTTAAAGGCATGGAAGACGCTGCTTATCACACGGTTGTCGGGGGTTTTGCAGAAGAACAGCCTGGATTGCACTTTGTGTCTCATCAAAATGACCTCATATGGATGTTTGGCAAGCTATACAGACGGTCGTTTCTTGATAAGTATAAGATACGATTCAACGAAACGCGCGCCAATGAGGACAACGGGTTCAACACATTCGTACGATTGGTATCATCGGAGCAAGAGAAGGTCATGTTTATTCCGGATATTGTGTATTACTGGCACTGGAAAGAGGATTCGATAACCAGGATCAATAACGCTCAGTATTCCTATGACCAAAGCTTTGTCGGGTATGTGGATAACATGATCTATGCCATAAAGAGCGCAAAGAAGTTGAAGCCATTCAATAACTATATCGACATGTGGTCAATACAGGTTATGGCTCAATTGTACATCTACTATTATCAGACAGTGCGTAGAGACCCTCGGTTTACCGAGCAAAACTATAGCTATTGTGTAAAGTACTACGAAGAGGTATTTTCTGAGTTATGGTCTAAATACGGCATAGACGGTTGCCGGGACATATTTGGAGAAACATTAGCACAAAGATCGCATGACATGATGGACATAGTACCAGACAAGGCCATACATCAATTTATAGAAGACTTAAACAATGAAAACGGACTCACAACTTAAAGCAATGGTAGACAGCGCATGCAGCGAGAAGTATACTGAACTCAAGATAGAACTAACGGAACTGCGTGCCGATTTCAAGATCGGTATACAAAAGTTGCAATCCAGTGTTGAGGCTATAAAAAAAAACCTCGAGGATTCTCTAAATGCTGACAAGGGATTACATCAAAAGCTCAAAGAACTCGAGGATCGTATGGATGATGTCGACGTAGCGGAAAAAGTACGAATTGCGAACAGGAAGCTACTTTATGCAATAGGGGGTTTTTTAGGGTTATCATCTTTGCCGAACTTCATAAATCTAGTTCAGCAAATAATTAAACTATTTACAAAACAACCATGAATATAGTTCAAATGCCGATTAGCAATAACTACACTGCGGGTCGCAAGGTAGGCGCTAAGACCTACAAGATTAAACGAATTGTTCTCCATACTGTAGCGGGAAAGAGTACCGGACAAGGAATACACGATTGGTTTGACAAAGCATCGACGCAGGCAAGCGCGCATTATTATGTGCATAGTGATGGTTCTATCTATCAATACGTACAAGACGAGGATGTCGCATGGCATGCAGGAACGGTTAAACAGCCAAACAACAACTGGGAATCAGTAGGCATCGAATTCTGGGATAATGGTGAGTGGTCTGGTAGCAAGGGCAAGAAGAGAACAGACGCCTTGTACGCAGCGGGGTCGGAATTAATCGCCAGCTTATGCAAGAAGCACGGTGTGAAGTGCGAATTGCTAAGTAAGAACGATGCGTGGGGCAATGGAATTGGCAAACATAACTATTACGCAGCTAAGGCATGTCCGGGAGATTTGGATTGTGAGCGGTTTATTGAGGGTGCGAACGAAATACTCGCAGCCCCAACGACCCCTCCAGATACCTCTGACACCTGTAAGGCAGAACGAGAGCAAATAGAGGCACTACAGGCTCAGCTAGAGGTATCCGAGAAGGACATCGAAGCCAAGGGGTTGACCATTGCTATAATGACGAAGAAAGCCGAAGATTGGAAAGCTAAGTATGATATTGCACTTGCAAAATTAAAGAAAATGGAGGATGATGATATTAAAGAACACAAGGAACTCTCGACCCTATCCGGAAGATTGAAGGCGGCTTTGAAAGCCTTGCAGGGTCAATAATCTTTTAATGTACAATCATAAAAAGATTGCTATACAGTTACGCAAAAATTTGTGCAAGACGCGAGCGTGGGCGCATGTTCAGATTTTGGGTCTGGATGTGGACGTTTGTTGCTGCACTAGCTATATTAGTTATTATGTTTAACCAATGAATATCCGAAGTATACTCACGGATCCCAAGGTAGCAGATATTGCCAAGGGTCTTTTTTATGCTGGTATTGAGTTGATTGTTGTTGTACTCGCCTCTGAAGCGTTTCAGGCGTTGCTCAATGAGAGGATCGACGATAAGGCCTTATACAGTGTGGTAATTGTTGTTGTCATTTGGTTGAGAGGTAGGCTATCAACTGTTCACGAATAAGATGTACTCGATAACGTACAAAAAAACCTTCATGGGAACACAAGCGATCGTGCTATTCAACGATAAAGAGGAAGCTTATCAGGAATACGAGCAGTTGCTAGTGCATCCTAACACTCAGTACGTTATTTTAAAAAAAGACGAGCGTATTTTAGGTCAATATACTAACAAAAAGTATGCTTTACGATCCAGAAACAGGAGATGATTATAACGAGCATCCTCTAGCACCTATTGAGGGTGGGGAATATGCCTTTAGCAAGAGATCGCGCGATATCATTAGGCGCCGCGCAGGCGGGAGGTCTGAACTTTCAGGACGAGTAGATACAGAGATGCATTGTTCCCATATCAATCATAATCATAATAGGCGCGACTACGATTCCCCTGACAATGGGCTTTATCTAACTGTTCCGGAACATCTGGCCTATCACCTATTAGCCGTCTGCGATGCCAGATCAATCGGACTCTCCGAAAGTGAAAATAGTTTTGCAGTCAATACTCTCGCACTTCACGTCCACGATGATGACCGTGCAATCCAACAGGCGCTTGATATGTGGTACGAATTAGACGATCCCCATGAGCTAATCGACGATGCTAAATTGCCCGGTGACTGGGACTAGTCAACATACCCCTTGACAATTATTCTTCAGTATGTTATATTGCGTTCAATTGATTGAGCTACGCCAAAATCACAGACGATCTCGAAATTTAAGAAGGAATTATGTTGTTAGAATGGCGTTGTTAAGATTTGAGCTGCGCCAATAGCTGCGCAAGACCTGCGCCAAAGCTACGCAATAAATTAAATTTATTTTATTATATTTATGAAGAAAGATACTATAACTGTTAACGGGGTAGAGTACATTCGTAAGGATAGCGTACCTTGCCAAGCTACTAAGCTTGACGGAATGGATTACTGTATAGTACGAACTTACTCCGCGGGTGTATTTGCCGGCTATGTGGAGTCGAGGAACGGGCAAGAAGCTGTGGTGCGCAACGCCCGGAGAATTTGGTACTGGAGCGGGGCTGCAAGCCTGTCACAACTAGCTGTAGACGGGACATCCGACCCAGATAATTGCAAATTTCCAGTTGAGGTGGACAGGGTTACCCTAACACAGGTGATCGAGATACTGGATTGCACCGAAAAAGCTAAGTTATCAATTCAGGAAGTACCAATATGGAAAAACCACTAGGCTCTGGCTATGGCGATGGCAATGGCGATGGCTCTGGCTATGGCTCTGGCTATGGCTATGGCTCTGGCTATGGCTCTGGCGATGGCGATGGCTCTGGCTATGGCTATGGCTCTGGCGATGGCGATGGCGATGGCGATGGCGATGGCTATGGCAATGGCGATGGCTATGGCTATGGCGATGGCAATGGCGATGGCTCTGGCGATGGCGATGGCTATGGCTATGGCGATGGCAATGGCTCTGGTTATGGCAATGGCTCTGGCTCTTAAATTAATAAACACAAAATATGTTACTATTATCTGCTCTATGTTTCATAATTTTCGGATATACCACAGGTGCTTATAGCTTCGGCATGCTTATGTTAGGATGCTTGTTGTTAGCTGTATGGATGGTTAGATGTTTCATAAAAGACGATACTAAAGTGACAGTATGTAAGGCAAGGATTAGAGTTTAATTATTTAACAGGCAGGTGTGTTGCAACCATAAACCCTTTAAAGGTGGAGTGGCTCTGCGCAGTGGACAACTCCAGAGAACGGAACCTAAGCAAAACACACGAGGTGACTAAATCTGTTCTTCTCGATATCGAGAACAGGAGGCATTAGAAGTACAATAATGCCCCTGCCTGTTAGGTAGTTAGAGTTTAATTATAACTTAGAAATATATGAGAGAAATTAAATTCCGTGGACTTACAATTGATGGGAAGGTTTGGGTTTATGGCTCTTTATTGCAAATTGATTATCATAACTCAATCGATTATGTGATAACTACACAAATTGTTCTTCCTAACTGTCATGAGTATGATGTGGATCCAGCTACAGTCGGACAATATTCTGGCTTGCAAGATAAGAATGGTAAAGAGATTTTCGAAGGGGATATTGTCGAGTTTTATATTGATGGAGATAAAAATGCTGAAATGGCTCAAGGTATAGTTAGATATAGTGAGCGTCGAGCCGCTTTTATGTTCAAAGTGGATGAAATAGTTAGTGTTTTAATTGGATTAAATATTCCCCACTCGATTAGCTGCTTTGATGATGCCAATAATTGCAAGGTTATTGGCAACATCTATGAGAATAGCAACCTTCTTGACAAACCAGATACGAAAATCCAGAACTAAAACCGAATTGATACAGGTGTGATTTAGTAGACGTTGAACGCCACTTCTACCGTCTACAAAAGATCTAGTAGACGTTAGAACGTTAGTTAGTACTTAGACACCCCCTAGGAGTGGGGCAGATCTCCTAGGGTATGTGTGAGTATTTAAATTATTTATATTAAATTATGTCAAACAAGAAAGAAGAATTAGTCGAAGAGGTGTTTATTGTCAAACCGTGCTATCAGGAACTTCCGATAAGACGAAAGGCCGCGATTTTGAAGCTTCTTAGCGAATGGGCGAATAAAGAGCTTGATAAGCTACCCAGATTAGTAACAGGCGTTAAGAAAGTAAATAAGCAATCTAGTAAGAAGTAGTATTTACTTTCTACTCTGTAATGTTATAATAAAAATGATTTGATCTGACTGAGTAATAGTGCCTTCTAGCCTTATCGCTGCGTATCGCTGTAGGGGCTGCGTGAATCTAGGGCTTTATCTACGTCGACGTGTTAAAGCTAATCGCTAGCGGGTTGGAATCCCGTGATCAAGTCACCCGAGAGTTAATTAGTATGTTGTTAGTGTGGACTGTGGGCGTCGTTTAGTGGGTCGCAAATCTTCTTGACACGT